GAACGATTGGTACCAACTGTACTAACCTGTAAACTTGCTCTTGAGAACGATTGGTACCAACTGTACTAACCTGTAAACTTGCTCTTGAGAACGATTGGTACCAACTGTACTAACCTGTAAACTTGCTCTTGAGAACGTTTGCTACCTAGGTGTAGTTTAGTTAGAGAACGAATGGTACTAACCTTACCCTTCTACTAAGATTGCTCTTGAGAACGATTGGTACCTAGGTGTAGTTTAGTTAGAGAACGATTGGTACTAACCTTACCCTTCTACTAAGATTGCTCTTGAGAACGATTGGTACCTAGGTGTAGTTTAGTTAGAGAACGATTGGTACCAACTGTATTAACCTGTAAACTTGCTCTTGAGAACGATTGGTACCAACCTTACCTAGTTGTAGTTTAGTTAGAGAAAGAATGGTACTAACCTGTGAACTTACTCTTGAGGACGTTTGGTACAGAGTGTACGCTTTGCTAAGATTGCTCTTGAGGATGATCTGTACTAACCTTACTAGGTGTAGTTAGTAGAGAACGAATAGTAACTAACCTTATCCTTCTACTAAGATTGTTCTTGAGAACGATTGGTACTAACCTGTGAACTTACTCTTGAGAACGTTTGCTACCTAGGTGTAGTTTAGTTAGAGAACGTTTGGTACCAAGTGTAATGACCTTACCCTTCTGGTGGGGTTGATCTTGAGAAAGAATGGTACCTAGTTGTAGTTAGTAGAGAGCGATTGGTACAGAGTGTACACTTTACTAAGATGCTCTTGAGAACGATTGGTACCAACCTGTGAACACCTCTCTTGAGGACGTTTGGTACTAACCTTACCCTTCTACTAACACCTCTCTTGAGAACGGACTGTACTATATCCTTCTAGTAAGATTGCTCTTGAGTACGTTTGGTACCTAGTGTACTAATCTGTGAACTTACTATTCTAGTAAAGCTACTCTTGAGAACGAATGGTACCAAGTTGTAGTTTAGTTAGTAGAGAACGAATGGTACTAACCTGTGAACATCTCTTGAGAGCGTTTGGTACCAACCTTGTCTGGGTGTAGTCAGGCAAGGTTGGTACAAGTTGTAAACACCTCTCTTGAGAACGATCAGCACCAACTGTAATAACCTTACCCTAAGTTTAGTTAGTAGAGAACGTTTGGTACTAACCTTACCCTACCGGCAACTTGCTCTTGAGAACGATTGGTACTAACCTTACCCTTTTACTAACACCTCTCTAGGACGTTTGGTACCTAGTGTACTAACCTGTGAACTTACTATTCTAGTAAAGCTACTCTTGAGAACGAATGGTACCAAGTTGTAGTTTAGTTAGTAGAGAACGTTTGGTACTAACCTTACCCTTCTAGTAAAGTTACTCTTGAGGACGATTGGTACAGAGTGTACACTTTGCTAAGATTGCTCTTGAGAACGATTGGTACTAACCTTACCTTCTACTAAGATTGCTCTTGAGAACGATTGGTACTAACCTTACCTTCTACTAAGATTGCTCTTGAGAACGATTGGTACCTAGTGTACCAACCTGCGAACTTACTATTCTGTAAAGTTACTCTTGAGGACGATTAGTACAGAGCGCTAGATAATCTTCATAGGAAGATTATCTAATTCTTTCCCTATACCATAGAAAATATTTTACTCTGCTCTGTTAAACCGGATATGTAACATATATGTTACATATCTTTTCTAGTGCTTCCCTAGTATGAAGAGGACACCTTCCGTGATACTGTTTATATAGTTGAAGCTGTCCAAGAAGAAATTTAATGGAAGTGTACACTCTGTACCAAGCGTCCTCAATAGTAGCTTTGCTAGAATAGTAAGTTCACAGGTTAGTACAGTTAGAGAGCATAAGGTGCTCTCTAACGACACTCTATACCAATCGTTCTCTACTGACTACACCTAGGTACCAAACGTTCTCAAGAGCAACTTTACTAGAAGGGTAAGGTTAGTGCCAAACGTCCTCAAGAGCAATCTTAGCAAAGCGTACACTCTGTACCAAACGTCCTCGAGAGTAACTTTACTAGAAGGGTAAGTTCACAGGTTGGTACGATTGGTACCATTCTTTCTCTAAAATATACCTAGGTAAGGTTAGTGTCAACCTAACTATAACTAAGGTGCCAATCGTCCTCAAGAGCAATCTTAGCAAAGCGTACACTCTGTACCAAACGTCCTCGAGAGTAACTTTACTAGAAGGGTAAGTTCACAGGTTGGTACGATTGGTACCATTCTTTCTCTAAAATATACCTAGGTACCAAACGTTCTCAAGAGCAACTTTACTAGAAGGGCAAGGTTAGTACCATTCGTTCTCAAGAGAGGTGCCAGCAAGTTGGTACCAATCAGCCTAACTACAACTAAGTACCAAACGTCCTCGAGAGTAACTTTACTATAAGAACAAGTTTGCAGGTTAGTTACCATTCGTTCTTGAGGGCAATCTTAACAAAGTGTACACTCTGTACCAATCGTTCTCAAGAGCAATCTTAATAGAATGTAAGGTTAGTACCATTCGTTCTCAAGAGAGGTGTAAACACCTAGGTACCAATCGTTCTCTAACTACAACTAGGTACCAAACGTTCTCAAGAGTAGCTTTGCTAGAATAGTAAGTTCACAGGTTAGTACAGACACCAAACGTTCTCAAGAGCAATTTTACTAGAAGGATATAGTACAGCCCGTTCTCAAGAGAGGTGTAAACACCTAGGTACCAATCGTTCTCTAACTACAACTAGGTACCAAACGTTCTCAAGAGCAAGTTTGCAGGTTAATACAGTTAGAGAGCACAAGGTGCTCTCTAACGACATTTGGTACCAATCGTTCTCTAACTAAACTACACCTAGGTAGCAAACGTTCTCAAGAGAGGTGTTAGCAAGTTGGTACCAACCTAACTAAACTACACCTAGGTACCAAACATCCTCGAGAGTAACTTTACTAGAAGGGTAAGTTTGCAGGTTAGTACAGTTAGAGAGCACAAGGTGCTCTCTAACGACACTTGGTACCAAACGTTCCCAAGAGAGGTTAATTTATAAAGATCCTCGGAGGTTACAACTGGTATTACAGATGTTAACTAAACCAAAGTTGGTCCATGAACATTCAACGATAAAGTACAAGATATTACAAAACCATTCTCTGTTATGGTTTTGTAATATTATCCAACCTAACCTCTTTAACGAACACCTCTGTCTCGACTGAGAACTTCTTAGTAAAGGGGTTCTTAAAGCTCTCCGAGCTTTTGTATGTTGAGAAAGTCTACATGAAAGAGAAACTTGCGCATCTCTTCTTTATTAACCTTTATTTTATCCCTGTGTTCACCTAGGATAAAAGTTATTTCTTCTTTCTCAACCTTGAGGTGGCAACGGCAAAACTTGCGAGGAAAGCTTTGCAGACTATTCTTTATTTCGTATTCTTTACAAGCTTTGGTTAGGTAAGCGGAAGCAAGAGAGGTTGGTAAGTTGCTAAAAGATAACATCCTTACATCAGGTATGTACCAAAGTAGAATGGTAAAGGGTTGGAAATCCTGCATGAAACGGTTTACCATCTCTGTAGATTTCTTACTGGTTAGGTAAGCAGTAGACCAGGAAAAGACACCAAAGCAAGGAAAGAGAGGAAGTTTTAGATGATCTTGTGCAAACCTTCTTTTCCAGAATCCCTCACCAGAGAGCATGTCACGCATCTGTTGGTCACAAGTGGAGAGAATGTAAGGGTTATCAGAGTAAAGGGCTATGTTAAAGAGAACGTTGTCGGAAGGGCGCATCTTTATTAATCCACGGTTACTCGTTGAAATTAGCTTTGGACAAAGTTAATTTTACTCGTTGAAGAGGCCTTTACTCGTTGAAATTAGCTTTGGACAAAGTTAATTTTACTATGGCCAGTCTCGTTTCTCTAACACATCGTTCAAAGCCTAGGGTCCTTCTCTTGCAGGAGCTAGGATCGTAACCTTTACTGGTCTTGTTGCACTGAAAAGAGTAAACCTTGTGTTCCTCGGCACACAGACGATTAACTACACTGGTTAGATCCATTAAGCACGATTAATTGGAGAAGGAAAAGCTCTGTTTCTGCTCTGGATAGTTTCTCTGTAAAACATACCTTTGTATCGTCTGCATTTCTGTTAATGCGCAAGGTTCCATCAAGCATGACGTACAAACTAAACCAGAGTGTAAAACCTTCTTCTAACCAATCTCCTGCGTTATGTATCCATCTCTCTGCCTTATCTTTATTCTCTTCTTCTTCCTCTTCCTTGGCTTTACAGGCAGCCTTGAAGAAAGGAAGAACTCTATCTCTTATGCGTTCTGGGAAAAGCATAGGAGAAGAAGCGTCTACCAGGTTGATACAACAGAGGATGTTGTGTTTCTTGTTTATCTTTTCTAGGATTTGTGGATAGATCTTCTTGCACCTCTTGTAAATGTTTATACATGATAGTGTATCTTCCCAAACCATAGATGGAGTGGGAAAAGGCAAGTTCTTTCTAACAAACTTACTCTTCCAGAATCTCTCTTGTAAGCACATATTACGCAAGTCGGAACAAACTTGCGTAATGCGAAACAGAGCCGAGCAAGGCAAGTTTACGGCTATCTTTTCTATTATGGCTAGTAAAAGCATTTATCATGGCTAGTGATACGCTTTTGGTCTTTCCCGTTTTACAGAGAAGGGTTGCAAGAGGAGAACTCAGGTTTCCAAAGATTAATTTCAGGGATCTCAAAGACTATACCTTCTCCCTCTCTGACAGTACCGAAACTCTAAACGAGAAACTTTGGGGCAAGATTATAGAAGAGAGGATCAACCTCTACCATCTGGCAACTCAATGCAAAAGTAAGAAGGACCTTTACAAACTTCTCAGATGGCCCAACAAGGAAGACTTTACCTATGAGGACTATCGTTACCTGGACAGAGAGCCTCTCTGTTCTACTTTTATGGAAAAGATTGTTGCAGGTTATCAAGACATCTTTGAACGAGACCTGGAGGCTTTTGAACAAGACAACTTTAATGTGGATCTGTATGCGGTAGTTTTGCTAAATAGAGGTGAATACTTTGGTCACGTCTATTGTTGGATATCACCTACTAATCCAGACCTGGCTTTTTGTATCGGCATTAGAAGCAAACCTTCTAACTCCTTCAAACAAGAGAGAAGAGATGGGAACCTTGCTTAGAGTAGACTGTGCATATTTACTCTTGTAAAAGATCCAGTCTACTCTACTTCTATCAAAGGAGCTGGTTCCATGATCATCTACCAACCGCTCGAGGTTATTAGAACCATTGCTCCCCGTGTGGGCTTCCAACCCTTACCTGAGGATCTTTACCAGGCCAGAGATATAGGTCGCTCCATATTTAGTTATACTTTTCTGGAGCGACCTTACGAGGAAGCTCTAATTAGAAACACGGAAGAACCTGTAGTAGAACAGATTGGTGAGTTTGTGTTGAAGGAGAGGTAAGATAGATGACCATTGGTCATCAAACTAACGAGAGGTAAGGTTGAAACGCAACACGTTTCAAACTAACGAGAGGTAAGGTTAGAGAGGGATGTTACCAAACACAAGCGCTGCCTTTTTCTAAATGCTACCAACTTGGATAATATGCGCTTACAAGAAAAATTCTGGAAGACCAAGTTTAGTAAGGAGTCTGATCATCGTATAGATGAGAACACTTTCTGCTTAGTTTCTCTGAAACAAACTTCCGCAGTGGTCCATTTCTTAATAAATCATAGACAGGTTGAAGGGGAGAGAGAGGCAGAGCTCTCCCGCATTTAATCCTTCCCAGACACCATATCTAGAGGTTGTTATTAATTATCCCCAAAGTAGGAATAATTAATAAGTAAGTTACTGTCCGAGCCTGCCTGCCTTGTAGTCGTCGTATTCGGAAAGAGGAATGCAAGTTCTCTTGCGAGTCTTCTTTGTACTGATGTTGACAGAAGGAGCGACCGGTCTTTTGGTAAGAGGAGAGGGAGGAGGAGCCAAGGTTAGAGGTTGATCAGAAGAGAGATCATACTCGGTTCTCTTCTTATCTACCATGAGGTAATACTTTCCCTCAACTAACCAATAGTAGCCGACAGCAGGCCTAACTTCCCATTCATACTCTCCATAAAATTCTGCATCTTTGTGTAGTAGATTAGCCTGCATGCGTTCGATGAAATGTTTGTTGGTTATAAACTCGGGCACACCTTGTGCTTCTATCTTCTTCTCATCTATCTTTTCTAGCTTCATGGTATTCTTGTAGCCCCGCTTAATCCACTCTTTAATAAACATGTTATGGTACAGCTTGAGCGCTTCTGTCCAAGGAGACCACATCTTGGTTGCAGGATGATTCTTCCAAGAAGAGAGAGGCTTGCGGGCCAAGAGCACATCCAAGAGTTGCATGGCTTCCACTCTTTGCTTACCTGCTCTCTGTCTATCCATGATACTAGCAACCTCGGCAAAATAAGTTTCTAGGTTTTCCAGCAGAGTCTTGTCCTCATCGTAAACAAAGAAGAGAGGAAGAAAGGTCTGCATGTCTATCCGTACTCGTGTAGGCCTGGCCCACGGCTCATTATGACACAATGCTCAACCTAAAAATTATGGAAGCACAGAGGGTTATGACTGCTTTGCGTGATCTGTCAGACTCTATGTCTGAAGATCCTCTCTTGTTCTCTTCCTGGCTTAATGCTATTCTAGACTTTCTAGAGGATAAAGACCTTGCACAGGGAGGTATCTATGAGACTACTAGAGAGATTATCCAAACCAACATGAAAGCAGGCATGTACCGTTTCTTTTCTCAAGACATGCAACCTTCTCAGGATGAAGTTAAGGTTTGGTTGGACAAGATCAAGGGATCGGAAGAGTAGATATACCCTTGCAGGTCTACTTTGTTGGTTAAGAGGTAAACCTTTCCCGGACAGGATAGACCCTGAATCTCATCCGACTCTTTCGGATGAATCTCATCCAAACGAGTTGTATGCGATTCATCTAAACGAGAAAGAACTACAAAGCAACCATCTGACAACTCTAGGACGTCCAATTTAACACCCGAGGATAGTCGATGGCGGGTAAATTTATATGTTAGCAAAACTTGCTCCACTTGAGGTTTATGGATAGGATTTCCATAAACATCAACCCATCTTTCACAGAGGAAGATGCCTTGCTTATCGTAAAGACATCTTCTTCTTACAGAAGACTTGTTTTTCTTGTAGTAAGTATCTTGGTACTGGTCTGTAAAGAGAACTCTCTCCTCTTGTTTGAATAAATTGTAAATGTCCCGTCTGGAAAGGAGAACACTCTTGCTTCCCATTTAGATTGAGGGTTACTAAATAGGCATATTTTTCTACATGGATTTAGAGATTTGTGGCACGGAACTAGCCAAAGGAGGTACCTGCTTGCGAAAAGGTAACAAACCTGACGGTAAGTGCTATCAACACTGTGCTGTAGAGTATCGAGTTAGGAAATCTACTCCCCTAGAGACGCAACCAACCTTTTCACAGAGACAAAGAGAGTTTGAGGACAACCTGGTACAAAGGATGAGGTCGATGGTAATTAACAACCTTAGAGAGAGTGAGGAAAGGATGACCAAAGTCCTAACTTTTACTTCTCGCCAGATGGACGAACTTAGGATAACCAATCTGGTTCAAGCCAGGCTACTAAACCTGTATGAAAAGATTATACAAGAAAAGGTTTCACCTGATGATCTCAAGGACTATGTCGTATCTCCCGTAATTCCAGAACCTTCCGTAACCCCCATTTCTCCAGAAATACCTGTGGGACAAGATCTGGAAGATTATATACGTTCTGTAGCTTTGGTTGAGGCAGGTCTGACAGAAGAAGAGTATGACAGAACCGTGGCAGAGAAGAAACCTTCTTTACCTCTAGTTTTGGTTAGAGAAGAAGAGGAAGAGCAAGACGATGAGAGAGAACTAAGCTTTGAAGAAAAGGAGAAGCTCTATGCCCAGTTGGCCTCTGAGAGTAGGCAGTATTCTGGAGAGGGAGTTTTACCAGAAGGCTTTATGGAAAGGTATAAGCTCTTGTTTCCCAAAGAGAGGAGAAAGAGTTTGTTTGCAGTGAACAAGTTGGTTCCTCCTAGTGAAGAAAGAGATGCCCAGTTGTTGGCCTACTATGAGAAAAAGAAGGCCAAGGGTAAAATTAGCAAACTTCCTCTTCTAGAGGACATACCAGGCAGTACCAAGTATAAACCTTATGTGGAGAGAGAAGAGAGAAAGGTTTCTCCTCCTTCTGAAGAAGAGAAGAAATGGGTGGAAAGGTTTACTTACTCTGCCATAGAAGGACAGTCTACTCCTTGCGTCCACTGTAAAGTAGCTTTAGCTCCTCCGGAAAGAGTCTCTTGTAACGATTGTTATGTTAAACTCTGGCAGTGCAAGGCCCTGGACTCTAAAGGACAACCTTGTAAGAGTTTTGCTTCACAGAATGGTCCTTATTGCAAAAGACATATAGGCTATCACCCGAAAACGGAAAAGAAATAATAATTTAACCAGAGTTAAATTATTATGGGTTCGAGACTAAAAATATCACACAAGCCAGACAGAGAGTGGCATGAAACCTACTTTTGGTTAAAACGCTTTCTAGAGAAGAACGATATCTTACCTATGGACTTTTGCTATGCTATAGATGTACCTTACACTTTGGAGGTTTCTATGTACTTTACCAATGATTCTCTAACCTTTCCTCCTCCAGCAGATTGCCCTTTTAGACAAATTCTAAAAGACATGCAGAAAGGTTTCTGTCCCTTCAGTGTACAAACCTTGATTTATCGAGAGAGGTTCTGTAACTTTTATTCTCTTAATCATAGAATATTACAAAGGGAAGGAATCCTAGGCATGCGTTGTTTCTTTGATGAGGACAGTTGTCCTTCCATAGAAATCCATCTTGAACAAAAGAGGACTGGAATTCATGACTTGATAAAGTCTCTTCCTGGTTGGCCCTTTACCGGTCCGTTTGAAACCTATTATATTATTGGGTGAAAGATTTAATATGCCTTTGCATATTAAACCTAATTCTTTTGAAAATAGAGCCTAGCTCGGTTATTAACTATGCCTACCAAGTCCATGTCTGCATTAGGGTTTTTATCTGGATGATTTCTAAGTAGCCATTTCTTCCAGTCCTTTTCGTCTTTGATACCTAGACTGTCAAAGAGTTCTTTAGTTTGTAGATTTGCAACCAAGGGTTCTTCCTTCTTGGGGATCTCTTCGTTAGGCTTTTTGGGAGGAGGAACAGGTTTGCTTTTACGTGCAGATTTAGGCACCCTAACTTTGGGTTGAGGAGGCGGAGGCGGGGGATTTAGTTTCTTTTCTTCAACCTTGGCCTTTTGCTCTTCTATAACCTTGCCTAGGGTAGCTATCTTCTCCTCTAGTTTTTTCCTCTTCTCTTCTAGCTTCTTCATCTTCTCTTCCATCTCTAACAAATCATCCTCTTCTATGGTTAATCTCTTATCCTGCACACGAGAAAGAATGTCCTCCAGGTACTGAGGAGGGATATTTCGTACCAGGATACGCAAACCTCTAAAGGTAAAGTGTTTTCTACCTGCGCGGTCTATAACACAAGCATACTCTTCTGCCATCCTCTATCACGAGTTAATAGGATTTTCCCCTGTTCAAAAGATAATGGGAGGAGATTGGCACTATCCTACTGTGTTTTACGGTTTTGAACTGGAGCAAGACTTGCTTTGGTCTTGGCTTAAGGAGAATAAAGAATACCAAGAGTATGTCAAGGAAGAACTTTTTACAGACAAGATTTGCCTTGATGATGATGTGCTTAGCATTATCAAAGAACACGTTAACTTGGGTGATCTAGAGATTGTAAACTATATTCCCCATATCTACTCTCGTTGGGGTGATGAAATTCCTAAATGGGATGAGTATCTAGAAAATAGCATTCTGGTAGGCAAGAGAGTTCCTGAACCTCTAACCATAGAGGCCATCTATACTACCATCCTTCCTCCTCGTGAAGAGATTGTTTCTCTCTTTGCTCCCATTAGTCTTTCTCTGGTGACGAGCGAGCAACCTGCTTTTTACAATGGATTTTTGATCTAATACAATAAAATGGGTGGCGATTGGTACGTTCCTAAACTCTACTATGGTTACAGACTAGATCTGCAGAAGATTCAGGACGCACTCTATGCTTCTTCTGATTTTAACCAGACTCATCCTGAACTTGTAAACAGGGAAGACGAATACATTAAGCTAACCTCTTCTGTCTTGGATTATCTAAGAGAAAAGATTAAGTTACCCTCAGGCCTAGACTTGGTTTTCTTTGTACCTGATTGGAATGATCGCTATGATGGAGACCTCGATGAATACTCTGATCTACAACTTTTGCTAGTTCGTGAGGTTAAGACTCCCCTCTCTGGTAGAGAGTTGTCTCTGTACAAGTTTGGTCGCAGACAGACTCTGGAACTAGCTTTGTACTCTCTAGGAGGTAAAGATATAATCGATGAAAGGGCAAAGTTTTATGTGGGCTTTCCCTGTTGCTGAGGTGATATATATTCTCGCCGAGAATATATATTCTGGAATGGAAGGAAGCTTGCACTATGGCTACATGCTTGATCTGTATGAGATGAGAGATTACCTTTACACTTGTCCCGACTTTGCTCTCAAGTGTCCAGAACTGCTAGAGCAATGTGTAAGAAAGAGTCCTTCTCTCTTGGAGTACCTGAAGAAAAGATTTGTCTTCCAAGAGGGTACAAGTCTATACTTTTTCGTTTCCAAAGCACCTAAACAGCAGCCCATCTGGATGGAGGATGATGTCATGCTTTTCCTAGGTTACAAACTAGAAACGGACGCCGATAGAGAGAAATTTAGATTTTGGGAAAATGGTCTTCCCTTTCCTCGGTCTGACATTAAACTTGAGAGAATCATCTCTGACAAGCCTGATTTCCATGTAGGTTTTTCTGCCTAGGTAACTTAATATATATCCTCTATAGAGGATATATATTAATCGTAGTAGCTCTCACCAATGTTGCATTTCTCCTTGCTCATGCTGCAGCAATCGTTGAGAGAAAGAATGTAATCAGAGTTGTTCAGACTCTTGAGCACAGTCTCTGTCTGAACCAATTCAGGATTTCTAACTCTGCGAGCTAGCCAATACTCGTAATAATACTTGTTCTTGGTTAGCACAGGCTTCTCACACTCTTTCAGGTAAGAGGTCTTAACCCAAAAGACATTGTGCCAAATCCAACCTTGTCTACCTGCTCTCCATCCTAGTTTGTTGAGAGAAGAGAACAGGTTAAGAATGTCTACGCAAGCAGACCAGTTACTAACCAACTCTGCAAAGATGTCTTTATCAAGAGAGTTTCTCTTACCACTCTGTACTCGAGTATGATCAGAAGAAAGGCAATAGAGAACAAAAGCATTTCCTTGTTCTTGTCCCAACTGCCACAGACGAAGAGTGCCAAAGTATTCCGGAGTTTCTTCCTCATGTAGAGTGATGAAAGCCTCGGGGAAGAGATAGAGAAGAGTAGATCTTAGTTTCTCTCCTCCTTCACCACAGATCTCGATATACAAGGTGGACAGAGCAGACAGACCAGAACAAGAGAAACTCTCTACCTGAGAAAGAACTAGTTCCTCATCCTTGGCCTTGCAAGAGTAGACTAGAAAGAGCGGAGGATAGATGGCACTGTTCTTATTTAGAGTAAAGGGCGTGTTCTCTTTCAGAGACACCTTTGAGAAACCTTGTCCTTCGATGTGCAACTCTTTAACTACACCAAAACAGGGATCTTGTAGAACAGAGTTATAGTCGTTGCCTAGAGTAAGACCATTATTGGTAATCTTGTCTGTTACATCAACCAGATAGGTCTTGCTACCATAAGAGGCCTTTTGCATTTTATCCTGCTTTTGCTATGTTTAGAATGTTATTAAACGCCATGTTTTTCGTTTAATAACATCTTAATCCCGCAAGGGATTAAACTTCACCTACAGGGAAGATTAACTTAATAATCCTCACCGTTACTAATCTCTTGTACGGAAGAGATGTGATAACGAGGTCTCTCCTTACGGTCATCTGCAGCGATGATGTACTCTCCTTCCGAGGTAGGACTAATACCCATTTCTTGCAACTCTTCGATGAAACGAGTGAAGCTGGTGTAGGTGTCCTGACCCTTGTACTTGTAGTACCAGTTCTTGTAGTTCTCAAACAGAATCTCATCAGAGTAGGTTTGCGTGTTCTTGTCCGTAATGTCTAGGATGAACCTGCCAATGTCATTGATAGAGGAGAGATACTCTTCTGTAGCCCTAACTACTTCTTCCGGTTGAGGAATGCCGGAATAGCCTTCCTCTTCCCTGAGAGCAAAGAGTTTCATGGTGCCTTCAACCAAGAAACGCAAAAAGGCCTCCAAGACAGACTTGTGTCTCATCTTCTTATCAAAGCCAAAGATGACGGGATAGACACCCGGTCTCTTATCTTCCTTCTTAAGACCCTTGATAAACTTGGCCTCAGAGGGAAAGACGATGATGCGACGAGCATAAGCATAGCTGAAACTAGCCTTGGCCATTTCATTGGTGATGACAAAGAGCTTGGTACTAGTGCTAATCTTCTCATAGCCCTTGAACAGGTTACGATGGGGAAGTTTGTCTCCTCCGGTAATGTTCTTAATGTTCTCCATATGCATCTTGTCCTTTCTCTTGAGCTCAACGATGGCACCTAGACGAGCAGTGGTTAGTTTCTCAAACTGGGGAGTTGCTTGACCGGCAGAAGAGTTGCTATCAATGATGACACAACGAGGAAGATTGGCAAAATACTCTCCCAAGGTATCGTCAGAGAGGTTAACTAGAACAGACTTGGAGTTGGAACCTCGACCTTTAATAATTAGCATCTGTTGCTCACAGACTAGACCCGTGATGCCATAACCAAACCAAAGTTGGAAATACTCACGCATCTTGGGGTTCTCAGAGCAAAAGCTGTCTACAAAGTAATTTAGAAGCTTTTCTCCCTCCAGACGAGTAAAGTCGATCTCCGAACGAGGAATATAGGCTACGGGAGAACAGAAAGTGGCATAGTTTAGAGGCTCATGTGGTTTAATCTTGCCATTTACCAGATTAACTATGCCATTGTCTGCAGAAAAGTAGTGTTCTGGTTTATTAAACTTTACCAGATCCTCCTTACTACAGAGAATGTCTTCTACGGGCTCAAGGATGGACTTCATACGTATGTAATTCTTCTTTACACAGAATGTCTTGTACTTGCTAATACGGTTCTCCAGAGCCTTCTTCTCATCCTCATTCTCTGTATCGTCTAGTTCCTTTTGCAACTTCATGGTAAGGTCACTCATGAAGATGTAAAATTTCTTGAGCAAGAGGATAGCCACGCTCTTAATCTCCACCTTTTCCCAGATCTTGCCATTGTACTTGTACCAGGTCTTCTCTGGACTGTTATAGACGCAGTGACCCATGAGAAGCAAAGAGCATAGATCGACAAACTCTGCATCCATGGCAAAATTATACTCGGTAATGTCGTACACAGATGCCATCTTCTCCACCTCAAACTTCATATAATCGCTAATGAGGCAAAAGAACATCAAGGGGCAAGAGTTGCACAGATAAGAGAGGATGTGTCTCAAAGGTTCTTTGCAATGGCCCTTGAGAATCTCGGGGTCTCTTAGGTTCTCATTGAGCACAGGTTGGTAAAAGATCTCTTCCATCTCATAGTATTGCTCAGCAACGGTAGATAGAAGATGGTCCTGCAGAGGAGCTTTGAGATCGAAATAGAGAAAGTTGCTAACCAACTCAAACATATTCTTGTAATACTCATAGATCTCGTTGTTCCTCTTATAGTCTATGGCAGGAGGACTATATTCCAAAATAAGAGAAAATGCCCTAAGTCCACCCCTCTCCAAAAGTTTCGGATTAGAAAAAACTTTGGATAAAAGTAGAGACGAAGACATTTACCTTTAATTGTGGCGTTCTCATTTTCAAAGGAAAAAACACCTAAAAGAAATGGAAGATGGCGTTTTTCCCGAGGACCTAAAATCTCTCATCGAGAAATTAACCTTTGTAAGTAAGATTCCTAAAGGGCAAAAGGTTAATCTTCGAAGTATGAATTTCTCCGAATCGAGTTCTCTAATGACCTCGGTTAAGAGAACCTTGTATTGTGAGAACAGAATAGAGATGGTGGAATTTATAGATTCATGTATCAAAGAGGCCAATAGCATGCTATTATCTTCCAGCAACTATGCTCTACTCATCAGCTATCTTACCAAGAGTATCGATGGTATTAATAATCTCATGACTACTTATCGTGATGACCCTTATGTGGTTAGCAAGTTGGAAGTCTGTATCAAACACATCGATCTAATAGTACACTCGTGCAAGATCAAGCATGATAAGAGACAAGCAGAGAAGAAGAATGCGTCCATATAATATTACTCGACAGAGTAATATTATACCTTGTTGCTTTCAGAGCAAGAGAACCTCTTGTCTAAATCGTTCAAAGTTCGCCCCAAACTCTTTGTACAGGTCCTTACCAACGATATGTTTGAGACAGCGAGATAACGCCTTGTACTCATGGGCAGGCGTAGAGAGTGTTTCCCAGTTATCTCTAATAAAGGCTGGGTGTGGAACCTCTGTACACAAGGTCTTTACATGCTCATGACTGGGATGGAAAGTCTCTCTCTTGACATTGTGGTGAAACTCTATCCCATAAGAACGACCAAAGTCTATCAGGGTTAGGTTCTCTCCATCCCAGATAAAGTTTTGTGGATGTAGATCACCATGACAATAACCCGCTTCATGCATAGCCTGGACAAGATCTATAGCTTGCAAGGCTATCCTTCTTGCTTCTTCTTTGGCATAACACATGTCTACACCAATGGGAGAACCAGGAATATAGTCCATAACTATCATCTCAGAGTATAGCTTTCCTTCATGTAAGAATTCTATCTGTGAGTGTTTTATAACCTTGGGCACTCTAATGCTGCTTCTTTCGCAAAGAGCCTTCATGATACGATACTCTTGACCCTGTCTTTGGTTGTTTTGTTCTAGCAACTTAACCACGCACTTGGAGCCATCCTCAAAGGTTCTTAGAAAGACTAGTTCCGATGTCTGGTTAAAGACAGTGTCCACAAACTTTTTCTCCATACCAATCTTAATGCCCAAAGTAAACATCTCTCATCATTCACTAACCGGTCTGATTTTCTACTAGCAACTCTAATTATGCAGGCTGTCTACCAAGCTATCTTCTTTTCTTCTGGAGGTTACAATCTTGTAAACCGTTGGGTTTGTTTCCAGTTTAGAGAGATGATATCTGAAGTTAACCCTCTGGCTTACCTAGATGCACTGCTTAGGGATGGTAAGGAGGTAACAGGTTACCATCCCTCGCAAAGAATGGCCTCCAAGGCCTTGAAACTTGGTTTGCTCCATCTCTTCCAGAGCAACCAATTCTACTTTAATGGTAAAGAATGTAGGAAGGCAGCGAGACATGGACAACTGGGAATTCTCCAGTGGCTAGTTTCTGTAGGTTATCCTCTAACTGTAGGAGTTTGTTTTGCTGCCGCCTACAAAGGCCACCTAGAAATACTAAAGTGGGTTCACCAAACTAACCCAGAGATTTTACGCAATGAAGATGTTTGTACCTGTGCCGCAGAAGTTGGTAATCTAGAAATTCTACAGTGGCTGAGGGCTGAAGGCTACCCTTGGAACAAGGAAGTTTGTTCCAGTGCTGCTGAGAATGGTCACCTAGAGTTGTTGCAATGGGCCAGAGCTAACGGTTGTGATTGGGGTGTATGGACTTGTATTTACGCTGCAAAGAATGGCCATCTAGAGGTTTTAGAGTGGTTGAAGGGACAAGGTTGGTTTTCACCCGAAAAGATATCGCAAGGTGATTGGAACAGAGAAGCATGTTATAGCGCTGCTGAAGGAGGTTATTTACAGGTTCTACAATGGCTAATAGAACAAGGTTGTGAATGGGATGAGTGGACCTGTGCTTGTGCCGCTTACGGTGGCCATCTAGAGATTCTGCAATGGCTAAGAGGGCAAGGTTGTCCTTGGGATGAGCTCACCCTAATCAAGGCAGACGAGGGAAGCCACAAAGAAGTGCTATCTTGGGCCAGAGCCAATGGTTGCCCAGGACCTTAATAGAGATAGCCCGTCCAAGAATTAATTAACCCAAGAGGGTTAATTAACCTACTACTATAGATTCTTACCAATGGTGCGTTCGTGATAGAGTATCTGTCTAACGACAGTAAGGTTGGAGCATCTCGTGCTCCAAACTAACGACAGTAAGATAGATTACCAACGGTAATCTATCTAACGACAGTAAGATAAGATGGTCTACGATCCTCTTATCTAACGATAGACTGGTAACCATCCTCAAGAAGACAACCTCTGGGGTATGGATACTCCTGACAAACAACATTCACGAATTCAAAGAACCATAATCGCTTATTTAGAAAACAGAGGTTGAGCTGATTTTCAGTGTAAAACTCAAACATGAATCCGGTCTACCGAAACATCTTTTCTTTTTCTGAAGGTTACAACTATGATAACCGTCAGGTCTGTTCCCAGTTTAGGGCTTTGGCTCCTCACACTGGACCTCTGGTTTATCTAGATTGTCTCTTTCGAGATGGTAGAGGGCCAGTAAACTATACCCCCAGTTACAAAAAGGCCAAAGAAGCTCTCAAGCTTGATCTACCTTGGCTCTTTCTGGCTAATCGTAGTTGCTTTCCAGAAGACATTTGTAGAAAAGCAGCAAAGTATGGCAAACTAGAAGTGCTACGCTGGCTATCTTCCCAAGGTTATCAACTATCTAGAGAAGTTATGGAAATGGCCATCAGATCCGGTTACGGAGAAGTTGTAGTTTGGCTCAGAACACAAGGAATAGAATGGAGCAAGACGTTTTGTACTATTGCTGCTTGCAGAGGAGATTTAGAGATGTTGCAGTGGTTGAGAACTAACGGTTGCCCTTGGGATGCAGATGTTTGCGACAATGCAGCAGAAAGAGGACACTTGGAAATTCTTCAATGGGCCAGAGAACAAGGTTGTCCTTGGGGAACAGAGATTGCCTCTTGGGCTGCCGAGGAAGGACAACTACATGTGCTACAATGGTTGAGAGCCAACGGCTGTGAGTGGACAGAAAGCACAAGTGCTTGCGCTGCCGTAGGTGGTCATCTAGAAGTGTTGCAATGGTTGGCAGCCAATGGTTGCGAATTACATGAAGAAACTTGTGCTTCGGCCGCTCTAAGTGGAGAATTAGAAGTATTGCAATGGTTAAGATCCAATGGTTGTCCTTGGAACGAAGATACTTGTGCTAGTGCGGCGGAAGGGGGTCATCTGGAAATTCTTCAATGGGCTCGACTCAATGGTTGTGAATGGGATGAAGATACTTGTGCTTGTGCTGCAGAAGGAGGTCATCTAGAGATCTTGCAATGGTTGAGAACCAATGACTGTCCTTGGGATGAACGAGTTTGTACTAACGCTGCTGAGAAAGAACACACAGACATCATGTACTGGGCTATGATTAACGGATGTCCAGGAGTGCGAGTTGTGGCTGCTTCCAATTGGTGAAGGGCTTGATTTTATGTAAGACTATGTCTTACATAAAATTCTTGTAAATCTAGACGAGATAGGTTTATCTGCCTCCTTGCTCTTACTATTAACCAAAGATAATATTATATAGCACCTGATTTTGTATCGGGGCTGCTAATCATGCAGCCCGTCTACGAAGCTATCTTCACACTTGCCGATGAAGGTTATAATTACCTTCATCGGCAAGTGTGTTCCCAGTTTAGAGATATGCTCGTGGAGGTTGATCATCTAGTTTATGTGGATGTCTTGTTGAGGGATGGTCAGAGAGTGCTGGGTTACCAACCTTCAAAGAAAGTTATGCACCGAGCTTTGCAACTTGGTTTGCTCTACCTCTTTCAGAGTAACCAAGCATACTTTACAAAAGACATTTGTGTGGAAGCGGCCAAGCATGGACAACTAGAAATCTTGCAATGGTTAGTTTCTATAGATTATTCTCTAGACTCCCGAGTCTTTTATCATGCTGTCTCTGGGGGCCATTTACACATACTAAAGTGGATTGATAAGACTAGAAATGGCGTTGATGATTTCTTGGATGATGAAGATTGTGCGGGAGCTGCTTTGGGAGGTCATCTAAAAGTTCTACAATGGTTAAGAACTAAAGATGCTCCCTGGAGTTTAGGCACTTGCGCTAATGCTGCCCAGGGAGGTCACCTAGAGGTTCTTCAATGGGCTCGTTCACAAGGATGTCCTTGGGATGAGTGGACTTGTATCTATGCAGCGGGACAGGGTCACCTAGAGGTTCTTCAGTGGGCTCGCTCCGCGAATTGTCCTTGGGATGAACGAGTTTGTCATGAGGCAGCCCAAGGAGGTTACTTTGAACTGCTTCAATGGGCCTTGGCTAATGGATGCAGTCAAGATGAGTGGACTTGTGCCTTTGCCGCTTTTGGAGGCCATCTAAAAATTCTACAGTGGCTAAGGGCTAATGGTTGCCCTTGGGATGAATGGACCTTGATTAAGGCAGAGGAAGAAGAACATCACGAGATAATATCTTGGGCTAGGGCTAATGGATGTCCAGAGTTTGTACTATAAACAACTTGTAAAATTAATTAACCCCAAGGGTTAATTAATTAAACCTGATGCATTGCTCTTCTCAAGTCTACTTTACCATTCTGCAAAACACGGACATACCTAACAACGCAAAGGCTTTTGTCAAGTTTAGATCTGTATGCAGGTTGTTTAGAGATCTCTCTACCAACATTGGTACTCCTATAGTCTATTCTTATGAAACCCTAAGTTGTCTTCGTCCGGACATGGCCCACATAACCAACTATATGTTTTTTAGTAAACCTCTTTCACAGAATCTGGTAGTACCAGACAAGGTTAGAAAGTTGCAGTTTACTCCATCAGGTGATCCTAACGTAGTAGTTTCCGGAGGTCATCTAAACAACCTTACCATTACCGGTTACATTAGGGATAAGAAACGCTTCTTACCCAAGTTGTTGTTTGAGAGCATAGATACTTTATACATTGGAGACTTTGATTTGCAAGAGCACTGTCTGCCTCCTACACAAGTAAAACATCTACATGCCTGTGGAAGTACGGAAGCCAAAGCGTTTGCGAGCTATCTGGCTTCTGTCTGTTCTAACCTGCAATCTCTAAAACTTTATTCAGGACATCGTCCTCTTGTAAAAGAGAACATCTTTTCTAATCTGGTTTGTATCTACAACACAGATCTTGGAGAATTATCTATAGAAAACTTTCCAAAGATACTCGTGTTGGTTAACTGTAAGGTATATAAACCTTTCTTCAGCAAGACTTGTAACCTGATCTGTAAGGTTCATGAAGGGGACAAGACTAGTATATGTAGAACGAGAAGCACGTTTCCAGATAAGACAGACCACTATCTAGTCATGCTCCTAGATAACTTTACGGAAGACCTGTCTGAAATTTCTAGCCAGAACCTTTCAAAGATATTCAAGGAAGAAATCGTTAAGAAGAAGCGCATCGAAAACCCTTACCGAGACAAGAGAGGAGGTTTTTCTCTAGAAGTGCATGATGTAGAGGATAGTAATCTAACTAGACTACTTTCTTGGATAAGGTTAACTCGAGTAGATCCCGTAATCATCTCTAGTTCTGTGGGTCAGGAGAAGAAAAGTAAACTACAGTACATGATAAAGGCAAATTAATTAGACCTGGGGCCTAATTAATTTAGATAGATGACCCGTTAACACTGAGCAACTTCTTTACATGGTTGTCCTTGCAGAAATTATAAAGAGCTTGGTCTTTTAACTACAAGAGGTGAGCTTCTTTGGGGACAGGCATTGGTACTCTTCTCTGTGGGTTACACTTGTCATAGAACCGGTCGGGTTGATAAGTCATCCTTTATTAAATACTTATACAAAGAATGTCTAGTGTTTTATCAGAAGCTGTATATTTCGTCCTTCTAGAGCAGACAGACGTTACCCGTAATGTAAAAGTTTTTACAAAGTTGCGTTCCGTATGTAGACTATTCTACAATCTCACAAGCTAGGTACACCCTTGAGGTACTTTTATGTAAGTCTACAGGCTCTTTCTTCTCGTTTTCTACAAACTACCAACTACATGTGGTTAACCGGAACTATTACAGAGGATATATCTGTACCTCGTAGAATTAAAAGGTTAGAGTTTACCACTTCTGGTAATCCAAGTCTAAAAGTCTCTGGTTCTAGTCTAGATGTTTTAATAGTAGACAGTCGAGCAAGGAGAGGTGAACCAAACTATATTCCCAAGTTGTGTTTTGATCATGTAGACACTCTACGGGTTAGAAATGCAGATTTCCAAGAGAGCTCTCTTTCCATAAAACATCTACGGGTTAGCAACACAGATACAGGCACACTAAAGACCTTTCTCATCTCCCAGGCTGCAACTCTGGAAACCTTTAAAATTACAGCATTCAGACCTCATGTTTCCATCGATGATGACAATATCTTTTGCTCCAAGCAAATCTTTACTAACCTAGTTTATGTAAAGAACGTTGACTTGCGTAACCTAACCTTGGACAACTTGCCCAAGATTGTATTTTTGTTTGATTGCATGATAGACGCAGATTTTATTAACAGGCCTTGTGATCTACTCTATAGCAGATTTGGAGAAGAGTATTCTTCTAGTTGCAGAGATAACTTTCAGGCAAGCTTTGGTTACGACGTGGTTCTCGTCCTGGACAACTTTAACAAAGAGCACAACAAACTTGTGCAAAAGACTCTGCCTAAACAAGACGAGAACCTATCTCTTTGTATAATAGGAAGTTTGGGAGAAGACAACCTAGATAAGTTACTTTTCTGGGCACAGTGCGCCCAGAAAGAAACGGTAACCTTGTCCATCTCTTGTAAGAACGTACAAGAGAAGGAACGCATGATAAACCGGTGCAAACAAGAGAAATTTATTTGCTTGACCTAAGAGTGCACGTGATATAATATTATCTGGTTAGGTAATATTATATCTTGACATGAGCCTGTAATAGAGGTAATACTTACGATGCAGAACGTCTATAGAGCCATCTTCTCCTCTTCTGGAGGTCGCAACTTTGTTCACCGTTGGGTTTGTTCCCAGTTTAGAGAGTTGATACCTGAGGTTAATCCTGTGCTTTATCTAGACATGCTACTAGAAGAGGGGAAGCAACCAGAGAACTTTACTCCCCGTGTTAGAATATTGGAAGAGGCTTTCAGGATGGACTTGGTTCATGTTGTCAAGGAATGTGCCATGTTCTTGGGAGAAGACTTGTGTTTGGTGTCTGCACGAGAAAACAAACCTAAAATATTGGCTTGGGCTGCAGAGCAACCTCATCGTTACGAGACAAAGCATATTTGTAGACAGGCTGCCTATGGAGGTCATCTAGAGATAATAAAATGGGCCAAAAGTAAAAATTACTTTTGGGACGAAAGAATTTGTTCCAATGCTGCCTTTGGAGGTCATCTAGAGATAATAAAATGGGTTCGTGCTAATGGTTGTCCTTGGAATGAAGATACTTGTTCCAGTGCTGCAAGTAAAGGTCATCTACACATTCTAGAATGGGTTCGTGCTAATGGTTGTCCTTGGAACGAAGATACTTGTGCTAGTGCCGTCACTCGTCGAGGTATGAAAGTTTTACAGTGGTTGAGGGAGAATGGTTGTCCTTGGAATGAAAATACTTGTTATCTGGCCGCGATGAGTGGCTATCTAGAGATTCTTCAGTGGACCAGAGCTAACGGTTGTCCTTGGAACAAAAATAAATGTCTACGGGCATGTAAGAGGTTTCCTGCTATGGTGAAGTGGATAGAAGAGAATTAAAATAAGTAATCATCGATGATTACTTATTCTCAGAACAAAGCAATGCAGAACGTCTACAGAGCCATCTTCTCCTCTTCTGGAGGTCGCAACTTTCGCAACCGTCAGGTCTGTTTCCAATTTAGAGCAATTATAAAACCTGTTTATCACCTAGACTACCTTGAATGTCTCTATCAAGAAGCTCAGGAGATTGGAAATTATACCATCAAGGATGATAAGGAGCTAAGCTACATTGTAAACATGGGCTATACAAACATACTAGATCATTGCAAGAACAAATATTCCATCTTGTACAAGATTCGTGACAAGGCTGCAGATCTGGGAAATATAAAGGTGTTGCAATGGAGCAAAGATAATGGAGCAGCCTGGGATAAGCATATTCCCAACTTCTTGGCTCGTGCTGGACACTTGGAAGCGCTAAAATGGAGCAAGAACAATGCTTGTCCTTTTACTAAAGCTACTTGTGATAATGCAGCTATGGGAAATCATGTGCACATTCTAGAATGGCTAGTAGAAGAAGGTTGGGTTCCCGATTCCGACACTTGTGCCAGTGCTTCCGAAGCGGCTAGTTTGCAAGTTTTGCAATGGCTAAAGGAGAAAGGTTATCCTTGGCAAGAAAACTCTTGTGCTAATGCTGCCTACGGAGGCCATATAAAAGTATTGCAATGGTTAAGAGGACAAGGTTGTGAATGGGACGAAAGGACTTGTTCCTATGCTGCCATGCAAGGTCATCTAGAGATACTCCAATGGGCTAGAGTTAACGATTGTCCTTGGAATAAAGACACCTGTGCTTATGCTGCTACTAACGGTTATCTAAAAGTTTTACAATGGGCTCACACCAATGGTTGTGATTGGGATGAGAGCACCTTCTCCTCTGCCTCTGCCTTTGGTGACATGAGAGTGCTTTTGTGGTTGAAAAGCAACAACTGCCCTTGGAATGAAGAAGCGTGCTCCGATGCTGCATTAATGGGCAATCTAGAAGTTTTACAGTGGTTAAGAGGGAATGGCTGCCCTTGGAACGTAGACACTTGCAATTATGCTGCTCTGTGTGGTAGTTTAGAAGTTTTGCAATGGGCTCATGCTAACGGTTGTCCTTGGAACGAAGATACTTGTGCTAGTGCGGCAGAAGGGGGCAATCTTAGAAGTTTGCAATGGCTAAGAGAACAAGGTTGTCCTTGGAACAGAACGACCATCACCAGAGCACAAAGTCGCAATCGTAAAGTAATTGTACAATGGGCTAGAGACAATGGTTGTCCAGAATAAAACATGGAAGAACTCCCTTATCGCTATCCTAGCAGTGGTGATTATCGCGAGTGTAGAAGGCTATACTCTGATCTAAACCACTTTAGAAAGCATGCTCCTCAACCTGAACCAGACCAAGAAAATTCTTTTGTAGAGGTTAGCAGGTTTACGGACGCTATTAAGAACGAGAGGGTGCAAAGATATATCTCTACTCGTATAAACCTTATCAGGTGTCGAGAGAGGTTCTAAAAATAAGTAATCAGCGATTACTTATTTTACAAATCTAGGCGAGGTAGATCCTCTCGTGAGAAGCAACTACTACAGGTAAACCTGCCTTCTTAGCCTTATTCTTCATGTCCTTGCTACCTTTACTATTCTCCATATCATCATGAAAGGCCACTACAAAGTCAGGTTTGCCTTCTTCCAACATGAGGGCATTTCGTATGGGACCTGCCCTGTTGCCATATTCGTTCCAGAGAGCAGGAAAGGACAAGCAAGCTATTTTCTTTCTCTCTGCATAGTCTTTGGCCATTATGTCTGCACCGGAACAGTCTCCTTGGATTAGAGTATCTATGTTAATCTTGTCAAGGTAGTCCTCTAGAAACTTTCTATCAGACCAGTTTCGGTCACCACAAACTAGAACTCTGGACATGGTTTAAAATACACTCACAAAATCCACAAACTACTTTGGTTAAAAGATCCTCGCTCTTTTCAGCTTCCTGTAGAAAATTTCTAATTATGCTCACGTGAAGGTTTCTGTCTACCAAATCTGGAAAGGCTTCTTGTATCTTTTCCAGCTGGCTAATCTCGTAATGGCACAAGATCAGATGTAAAACATGGTCAGGTAAAATTCTACGACTCATAGAAAAGAGATGTCTGGTGTGACTGTGCTGAGCTTTCCTATAAGTAGACAAGTACAAGACCCTTTCCGTCTCTATGTTAAAGATTTAGAGGATATCGATCAACCTGTTTGGGACTTGAACTCTTCTTCTGTAGTTCTCTCACAAACTCTTTCCGACCAATGTCACCACAACTTGTTTAACTTTCGCTTTCTGTCTGCTTTGTGTCAAGAAGGAGAAGAACCATACAGTATAATTAGTGGAGGAGGTAGAGGAGAAGACTCTACTTCTCGCTTTCAGGTTAGAAACTACCAAAGTAACAAGCCTTGTGCTAAACTTTTATCTGCATACTCTTCTTACATGGATGTGTTTTCACGTGACCAAGACGTCTTTCGACCCAGAGTAACCTATAATGTTACCATCTACGCTACAGTGCTTTTGGTCGATGACGAGTATTACGGACACATCTACTCTTGGGTCTCACCCAACAACCCAGACTATTGCGTTTGTATTGGCATTAGGTCTAGAGTAGATTCTTTCTTTATTCGAGAAGAAAGAGAGCAAAACATCTCTGTAGCCGCTCTCTTATTAGAGGGAGTTAGAAGGTTTGCCTTGACTTTCTCCTGTACAGAGATTATAGTGTTACGTCCCCTTCGGGTGATGAAGAGCATCCTACCAAAGTTTGCTTTTGTAAAAGTTGGACACGTTTCTGGAAAGATCATAGGCAAAGCACCAAACAACACCTATGCTGAAGACTGCTCCGAGTGCATGATTAGAGAAAGCAAAGAAAGCATAAGCGATGAAGTGGGAACATATATAATAAAAGCGTGAAGATAAATAACCCCAAGGGTTATTTATCTAGAAAGTTTAAGAATGGCCAACTCTACAGCCTTGTTAGAGATGTTTTCTTCTGGAAAGGACTCTAGGAGCAACTTTATGGGTCTTACCAAGACCCCTTTAGCAAAGGGCTTTCTTCTGGGGTAAAGAGTTCCAGTTCTTCAGGGGAGACTAGAGAAGATAACCTCTCTGCCCACTCTTCATCGTCCAGTTCTTGTTGCGCAGGTTTGCTCTCCACTACTTTATTAACCTTAATCTGCCCTTGGTCGTAAAAGAGAACTTCCGGAACATAGATGCACTCGTAAATGTTAATCCTGTCCTCGTCTGTATAGTTTCTGGTTAGAGATAGTCTTCCTCTCTGAGAGAGAAGAACTTCCTTCTCACGAGGGCTTTCCGAGATAGCGTAGAGAAGTTGCTGAGTGCTTCAGCAACTCTTGAACCTGCGGGAACTAATATCTTTAGTAAGCGTCTTTGGGAGGAAAACTCTGAAGACAAGACAATATCAGGGTCTAGGGTGGTGGAAATAAAACTAGTGTACGTTTACCAGAGTTGCTGAAGCACTCAGCAACTCTGGTAAACGTAAACAGGTTCTTGTAACTCTGGAGCTCCACGAAAGGCCAAGTCTAGGTTGTTAAAGTTGCTGAAACACTCAGCAACTCCTCTCTACCCTTGAGACTCTGCCCTAGACGCATCTTCCTGTTGATTTCTTCATAGTCGCTGTCGTTAGTTTGAAACGTCTTGCGTTTCAACCTTACTGTCGTTAGATAGATGACCATTGGTCATCTATCTTACTGCCCGTGTAGTCTTGAAGAGATCTTATGACGTTGGTAGGAAGAGAAAGGACATAACCGGTGTCCATTTTTATGTGATGGTCTATTACAGGGGTAATCTTTATCATGTCTGCTTACTTTGGTGAACAAGAGTGCTCGGCCGTATACAAGTCTGGTACCAAGAAGGGCTTGCGTTGTAGAAACAAGGCCTACTATGAAGTAGATGAGGGAGGCTTGTTTTGTGGAGTGCACTCGGCCAAGATGGAGAGGACAGAACTACCTAAGAACCCTAATGCGGCCAAGAACGAGGAAGAGCAAAGAAAGGAGCACAAGAGAGGAGTAGAGATGTGTGCTGAACAAAATAGAAAACAGCACAAGACTGGTTCAGTGGCAGTGTCCAAGATGCGCATGATGAAAAAGGTTGAGCCTAAGCCTGGCTACCTTTCTGTCTTTCCTAATTATAAACATGGTAACAGGCAAGATGGTCTAGGTTTGCCTAGTCTGTCACCAAAGAGCCTGGGTCCCGTTCGTCACAATGTACCTGATCTTGCTTCTGCAGAGAATCTAGAAAACTTTTGGCAATTCTCCAAGGCTTTTGCGTTTGAAGTAGACACTGAAGGTAACCTACTTCCCATCTTTGAAGAGAAGAGAAAGCAAGGCTTTACAGATGCCACTCCTCATCGACACAAGTATGAGAAGAAGGTGCTTTCCAAGTACAGCACCAATGTTAACAAACCTCTCTTCTCTGTCTTTGTAGACAAACATGGTAAAGAAAGACGCTTCTCCTACATCCAGGCCCGCTATTTCTACTGTAAGATCTATGAAGAACTAGCCAAGAAGCAAAAAGACTTTGCCAAGTTGCAAGAGCTCATCAGCGAAGGTTACAATCTTAATCTTGTAGGTTATGATGGCTACGAGGTTAGTGATGACCTGATGTGGCACTACCTTGATGAGGCTCAACCTTTTGGACATGAGCTAGTTCTCTACACTCTGCTCACTCGAGAAGAGGACGATTACCCTTGGAATGTCTATCGTGAAGAGAATAAGAAGCTCTATGCGGGATTCTAATTTAACCCTGACAGAAGAATAAATAACCCTCTGGGGGTTATTTATTTTAACATTGAAGACTTGCCTAGCCTGTTGAAATGTCTAAACTTTCTCTGAATGTGTTTTCTTGCGTGCTGCAAAGTATGCAGGTTGAGGAGTTGCCTAGGCTATCTCTTGTAGACAGAGAGTGTAGGTTTGCGTGTTTAGATAAAACCCTCTGGAAGAGAATCTTTAGTAAACATGGTTTGGTGATCCTCGAAGGGGCAAAGAGTGTAACTTCTTGGGTTTCCAACTTTCAAAGCTCTCTGGTTAGTAAACGACTTGTAGATGAGCTCATGCAGAAACTAGACAAGATACATACCGTGGCAGCAGTCATAGGACCTGTAAAATTAAGGTTGATCAAAGACACGTCCACAATTCACATACCTGGGGTTACAGATGAACGAGAGCTAGACATGCTCATCTGTAAGGATCGCTTCTGCCACCTTGGGGATAAGAATGGTTTCAAGGACAAGTTATTTCGAGATGTGAACAACAAGTACAGCTTGGATACACGTGTGAAGTCGGCTTATATCCAACTTCACATAAGAAAGGAGCAGCAAACCTACTACATGGTCATATCTGAGACTAGCGTTTTCTCTCTGGACATAGAGGAGATAGAACACGTTAACCATAAACTAGACAGAGAACAGGTTGCTCTACTTTTCTACAAGTTGTCTTGTTTCTCTCTACTAACCGTACATAGATATGTGGAGAGAAGCCTGATGAATGCGAAAAAGACAAAAGGGGTCTTTTGTGTTATCAACGATAATATATCTCCGTCCACAAGGTTGATAGCACGCAACACCTAAATTATATTAAGACCCAGTCTTAATATAATTTCCTAAGAGTGAAGGTTACCATATCATGAATAGTCTTTTCCTAGAGGTCTTGTTTACTATCATGACCAACATGAAGGCTAAGGCTTTACTTGGATTATCTTTTGTAGACAGAGAGTTTAGACAAGACTCTTTGGACAAGGATCTTTAACAAACACAACCTAGTCATGCTAAGGAAGAGTCATGGTATTGCCTCTTGGGTGTTAAACTTTAACGATGCCCTTTCTACTAAAATTATAGTGGGTAAGATCATGAAGAGACTGGATGAAATACGTAGCTTAACAGAGGTTATCGACCCTACCGAGATACAAGCAATCAAAGATGCATCCGTCATTCACATACCTGGAGTTACGAGAAAGGATGAACTAGAAACGTTCATCTCTGTACGTGAGCTCATGAGGCGCAAGAAAGGTGCTTTTCGTTCTCCTCACATATACCTCTGTCTAGAGAAAAGAGACGGTATCTGCTACATGTCTATCATAGAAGATAGCTTCCGTCTCGGTGATCTGGTGGAAATAAAACATGTTAGATACGAGCTAGACAGAGAACAAGTTTCCCTTTTACTGTACAAACTTTCACGTCATGGCATACTTTCTCTAAATTCCTGGTCGAGAAGATAACTCTCGCAAATTATATTATCTAGATAATATAATTTACCTTGGTACTTGATCTCTGTGCATCTGAAAAACTCGCACGGGGTTAATTATGGAAGACCTTTACCAAACATCACCTGAAGGAGACTTTTATTTCAAGAACCCTAACCAAGTTTTGCAACTAGAGAGGATTAGAGTAAAAGAGGACAAGGTACTTCTCTTTCACCAAGGCAAGGATGAGCCTTCTGTTCTCTCTAGTAAAGAATCCTTCAACACAAAAGAAGACAAGGAGAAGGAAATAGCCAGATTGGTTCAACTAAATCAAACCTTTACACAAGAGCATCTAGAGTCTCTCTTGTTCTGTTCTACTTTCTCTCTACAGCTGTCTTTGGCAAAGTCACGACAGAGAAGAAAGCTATGTAAGAAGATTACTAGACATCCTCTCTTTACAGAAACCAAAAGTATGCTTGAACAGGTGGTTGGAGAAGAGCTCACCGACGATGAGGCTTCTGTCGTTATACATATGCATAACAAAGGAAAACTAAGACTAGCAAAGGACGATTTCACAGAAAGAGAGTGGTCTCTGCATTCTCTTTCTATAGATAACATGCCAAAAAGACCTGACTCTGGTGTTCTTTCCAGGTATGAAGAGTGTATGTATAATGTTTACAACCAATAATATTACCCTGCTGAGTAATATTATTTCTTGAGGGTTTGGTCCGGGCCATATTCATCATGTCCGAGCTTTCTCTTGAGGTGCTGTTTGCTATTCTGGAAAATGTAGAGGTTAAAGATTTGCTCAGGTTCTCTTCTCTTTGCACACAATACAGAGATGTTTGCAAAAGCAAGACCCTGTGGGTAAAGATCTTTAACGGTCATGGTTTGGTTTTGTTAAAGAAGAGCAAGAGTCTGGGTTCTTGGGTTGCAAACTTTTGCAACTCTCTGATTGCCATGAGAATGGCAGACAGGTTTATTAACCAAAGAGACATCTTTGCTGTAGGACCCGTAAACTTGAGATCGGTTAAAGATGTATCTATAATCCATATTCCTGGAGTTACAGACAAGAGCGAGTTGCAAAAATGCATGTTTCTGTCCTCCTTTGTGAATAAAGTAGAAGAGTATTCTAATCCAGTCATACTTGAGAACATTCAGACAAGGCGCAACATCTTTAGTGCCTCAACTATAAAACTCTACCTTACCAGACAGGACGATATTTATGTCATGTCCATCTCTGAGAGAGACCTCATGTCTAAACATCAAGAGATAAAATATGTCAAGTACAAACTAAACCAGGAGCAAATTCGTTTTCTACTTTACAAACTAGCGTGCCATTCTCTACTCAGAGCATAACATAGGTACAAAATAGCTAACCCTAAGGGTTAGCTATTCTTGAGATTTTGGTCTGGGCCGTATTGGAAGATGTCTGAGCTTTCTTTGGAGGTTATATTTGCTATTCTGGAGAGTACAGAGGTTGATGATTTGTTCAAGCTCTCTTCTATATGTGTCCAGTTTAGACAAACGTGCAAGGATAAGGTTCTCTGGAAGAGGATCTTTAACAAACATAACCTGGTCATGCTCAAGAAGAGTAGGAGTATTAGCACCTGGATCTCCAACTTTATCCTGTCTGTAATGTGTAAAGAGAAGATAGATAAATACATGCAGAAAGTAGACAAGGCTAGAAACATCGGGACCGTCGTGATGCCCGTACAAATGTCCGAAATAACAGACGCATCCGCAATTCACATACCCAAAGTTACCAACAAGGATGATTTGGAACGCTTCATCAACAAGGCTAAGATCTCTTATCTAAATCCAATCGGAACTACTCGAGAACATAAAAAGAGTGGTTTGACAACCGTATATCTCACGGTTAGCAAGATGGCAGGTAAATACTACATGTTTATAGAAGAGAAACATATGCTCACGGATAAAACCAAAGCAACATATGGCAAGTACAAACTAAACAGAGAACAGCTCTATCTTCTCTTTCACAAACTAGCACACCATACCTTGTTTAGTGAGAATCAAGCCTTGATGGAGCGTGAAAAGCAATCTACTTCCTTGCGTACTAACCAGATGGAAAAGTTTGCTTTCTCTCATGGCTATTTTATTAGCACTCTTGAGGAATCGCTCTAGGTTATACTCTGGATCATCATGTGTAAGCTTTCTCTAGAGGTTATGTTTGTTATCGTGGAGAGTGTAGAGGTTGATGGTTTGTTCGTCCTGTCTTGTGTAGATAGAGAGTTTAGATATGCTTGTGAGAGTGAGAACCTCTGGAAGAGGATCTTTGAACGACACTCTCTAACCATGCTCGAAAAGGGTAAGAATGTGGGAACTTGGATATTAAACTTTAGAAATTCTCTAGCCAGTGCAAAGTTGGCCAAAGACATAACAAACGACATTCCTACTCTCAAGGTTGATGCCAACATAGTACCTAATATAAATCTAAACCTTGTTAGGGATGTATCTATAATACACCTACCTGGAGTTACCAACAAGGATAAATTGGAAGGTCTCATCATGAAGAACCGTTCACCAACAAAGGTCTATTCTTGTATTTACTGTGCCTTGCGAGATATTTCTTGGGATAATATGAAGTGGCTACAGAAGAAGGCTATTAGATTATCTTACAAACTACGTTTGTTGAAAAGAGAAGAGTCCATCTTCATGTCCATTGGAGAGTTTTGTCACGTACATCGAAAGGTATACAAAGAGTATTTTTGTTGCGAACTAACCAGAGAGCAAGTTTGCTCTCTGCTGTATAAACTATGCTATTACTCTCTGATTGAGGCAAAGAGTGCATCGTCTGCAGGTCTAAACTTTATATAATAAATAACCCAGAAGGTTATTTATTAGCACTCTTGAGGTTTTGCTCCGGGCCATATTCATCATGAGCAGACTTTCTCTTGAAGTTGTCTTTGCCATTCTGGAAAACTCAGAGGTTGAACATCTAGTTGTCTTATCCTCTGTAGATAAAGAGTTTAGAGATGTGTGCGAGAGCAAGACTCTCTGGAAGAGGATCTTTAGAAAGCACTGTCTAACCATGCTTGAAGAGAACAAGAGTACCAGTTCATGGATGGCCAACTTTAATCGTTCTCTATCTAGTAAGACCTCGGTGGATAACTTTATATACAACATTCTTCCATACAAGTGCTTATACGTTAGTATACTAGATATAGACCTGATATCCGTAGACAGCGCATCCATAATACATATACCTGGAGCTACCAACAAGGATGAACTAGAAGGTCTCCTCATTCAGAATCGTCTAGTTACAAAAATCCATCCTTGTACTCTCTGTGACTTTACACACGATACCTTTGCTAAAATTAGTGGTAAGAAAAAGTCTCTTTACAAAGTTGCTCAAGGAGAAGGACTTTATAGATTATCTGTAGAGAAATGCATGAGCTCCTTCTACATGTCTATCAAAGAGTTTTGCACGGTTCATGATTGGGAGAGTAAAGTTCACCTTAACCTCAAACTAAACCAAGAACAGCTTTGTCTTCTTCTTTACAAGTTGCGTTACCACTCTCTACTAGACCTGTCAGACAAGACTTTGTTTGAGACATGCTTTAGCGATATAACCTCCAGAGGATTCTCTCTTTCTACAGTAGACCCCGTGCTATAATTACAACTAGCGAATAATATTACCTATCTGGGTAATATTATTTACTTCTGTCGTTAGATAGGTGACTATCGGTCACCTATCTTACTGTCGTTAGTTTATGTTGCGCTGCAACATAACCTTACTGTCGTTAGTTTGAAACGCAAGGCGTTTCAACCTTACTGCCACTGACCATCTTATGTCAGCGATTGCTCTTGTTAACTACACGAGCTGATACTCTAGAGGGTAGACACTTTCACCGATTCTGTATAGATGCCTTTCCACTTCTCTTTTATCAAAGTAAGGCAGAATGGAAGTAATCAGGGTTAGATTGCCATCATTCATCAACGCTACGTCTATAAATGGACTATAAACAAAGTTGCCCTGGGAATCTTTGAAATCGTCAACATCAAGATCTCCACCTTTCAAGAGAAACTCAGACATGAAATCATACCCCCAGCGAGGAAATCTTTCGGATATAGAATAAGCCTCTTCTGCCTTTGCAGACCTTGGATAAAGAGTTTGTATACGCATACCTCTCTGTAAAAAGACAGGAACTAGAATCCTATTCTCTTCTATAAAACCTCTAAACATGGAACGAAAGAAATCTACCACTCTACTGTTGCAACCAGTTAAAACAGACTCTGCAATCTGTGTAATCTCTATGTGATGTATGTGGTCCTGAGAAGGAAGATCGTAAAGAACTTCACCCTGGTACTCCCAAAAGGGGATGTAAGCTATGTCTCTACTTATACTAAACCCTTCCGGAAGAACAAAGTAATCATGGATGATGGCATCTATAAGGTCTAGTCTTCCACTAATCAGAACCGAGTAGAGAAAGTCCATCCTCTGTTGGTGGGAAGCGTCTTTTCTCCTGACATCATCAAGCAGTCTCTGAAAGGCCTCTTCTGAGCCTCTCTCGACCAAAAAGTAATCGTCAACCTCTTCTTCATCACCATGTTCAACCAAACCAAAACTAATTAGCTTCTTGGCTTTTCTAGAAGTGGGAGATATTACAACGGGCCAAGTTAGAAACATAGACTCCCATTCCGCCAGAATGTATTGCTTTTGTATCTCGCTTAGGTTGTAGTAAAAGAACAAGACCATATCATAGTCATCTCTCGTAACCGCTTCCTTGAAACCAGCCACCGCTTCATAGACTCCTTCATCAACAGACTTGGCCAAGGAATCCTCTGTTAACCTTTCATAGGTAGATATTTGCAAGTACCTCTGAGAACCAGATAAGCTTCTAATTCCATTAGAAGCAAAGCTTCTAACTAGATCAAAGAACTCTGCAGAGATGCCAAAGTCAGCTACTGCCTTGTCACGCCACACTCCCCACTGGCAATCAAAGACATTGTAGAAAGAAGGATCAGAGCAAAGATTTTTAACTTGCTCATAACTGTAGTTTGCCAGCGATATTTGTCTTAGGGAGCGCAACATTTACAAGGTGTGTAATTAAAGAATGCTCCTAAAAACGCAGGCTCATAACAAAACTAGGATGAACGCCTTTTACCTCGATGTGGCCCTAGAGGAGGGAGATCTGGAGGGAGTTAAGAAATACAAACATGCAGGTTATTCCCTTTACGTCAAACAAATGGCAGAAGTTAATGCTAACCAGGATTGCCTAGACTATGTTCTCACAGAGAGTAAACAAAGAAACAACACCGGTGTACTAGGTATTCATTGCAGATACACAAAGAAAGAAGGTAAGCTGGTCTGGGATGACAATATACCAGAAGAGTTTAGAGAAAGGTTCTTTAACGAATGTGCCCAAGGTCGGATCTAAATCCGTCGGACGGTAAATAATTATATTAGGACTAGTCCTAATATAATTTAGTGTAGAGATTAGATAAGAGCACGCAAGTCTTCAAAGCTCTCCATGCGTCCTTCTTTTACTTTTTCCACGCTGCACATACAAACGTAGATGTAATAATATACATCGTTTAGGTTTGCCTTTCTGTCAAAGGCAACCTCTCCTAGAAACAGATCACTGGGAGGTTCTTTAGAAAAGGTTTTAGCATGCTGGTAAGTGGGAACAAAGGTGTCTTGGTTAAAGTTTTGGTAAAAGTCTGCACTAAAGGAACTACCAAAGTCTACCAAGGTTAAGTTCTCTCCATCCCAGATAAAGTTTTGTGGATGTAGATCACCATGAAGGTAACCTGTTTCGTACATGGCTTGGTTAAGGTCAACCATCTGTAAAGCAATCCTCTTTCCCTCTTCCTCTGTAAAGACTATTTCTTCGTTCAGGCACTCTCCTTTGACGTCTTCCATTACGATAACCTCAGCATAGGTAAACCTAGGAGAGAGAACTTTTCTAAAGTTTTCCCCGAGGATACTAATATCCTCAGAGTAACCCAATATTCTAGGAATCCTAACTTTACCCTGCAATGCTTTCATGATGCGAAATTCTTGACCCTTTCTTTCTCCGTTCTCTCTTAACACCTTTACTATACAAGTAGAACCATCTGTAAGAGTTGCACGAAAGACAACATCACAAGCAGAAGAGAGAACAGAAGAAAACTCCATAAGTAATTCTGCCAATTACGAATTATCAAACCCCAAGTAGACGTGCTCCTGTAAAGCCTTTGGGTAGTTTAACTGTATGTAACAGAAACATGACTCCAGACAATGCTTCTACTCTGGTCATGTGAGCCTTGGGATAGAGATAGTAGGTTAAAAAGTAGAGGTTGCTCTGGCTCTTGTCTTTACGTACATACCTTCCAGACAAGACGTCCAAACCGTGCTCCACATCAAACTCAACCATGCTTTTACAAAGTAAAGAATACAACTCTAGATAGCTTTGTCTAATATCCATGACTCCATCAAAGATAAAGTTTACGGTCAGAGTAATCTGGCCTTGTGCAAACTCGTTCAGCTCCAAAAACAAAATAAACAAATCTCCTTCCTCATCCTTGATGGTTCTCTGATATCTCTTCTTAATCATCCTTCTCCAAAAAGACTGGTCATGTCTCAGCTCTCGGTAGACAAAGCACAATCTCAAGAGGTCTTTACTTTCTAGATTACTGGCTATTCTCTGTATGACATTCATAGACAAGACCGTTTCTTTTTAGCAAGGAGGCAATCTCTTCTAGCTCGATAATAAAGATCCTGCTCTGGTAACGACCTCGACGAAGCAGATGTTCCCTTTCAAAGAACAAGAGAGTCTGATATAGGCCTTTCTCGTCACCAGTGTTAAGATAGTAGTCAGCCAGACAATAGAGTATCTCTGAATGAGACAGGTCTACAGAAAACTTGGTCACAAACTTTCTAGCCAGGTCTATATAGTTGCCTCTGTAAAGGTTGCGTAGAACAATCCTCTTTGTCTGGGAAAGCATATCTGCCTCTGCCACCTCCTCTATCATCCTCTCTAGTATCTCCTTCTCTCGTGTCATAGAGTAGATTACAAACCAAGATGCTTTACCACTCCCTTTTAGTATCGCATCTACAAAGTGTGCCTTTGGGTCTTTTATTTCTACACTCTTGGCCCAAGTCATGTAGATATTATCTACTCCCCTCAGACTGCACATCCTAGCATAATCCTCATGATGGTTGAGACGAAAGGTTTCATCATGAGGATTAAAATCTGCTATGGCCTTGTCTCTGTCTGAAACCGTATGGCCTAAAAGAGAGTAGGCAAAGTTAACCATGGGACGATTAAAGTAGATGTTGCCTTCATGAGAGAGGCCATCGCAGACTGCTTTCACCGATTTAGGCTTCTTTTCACAAAACTCTTGTATTAAATCTCTTCTCTGGTTCAGGATAGCAAAGAGAACCTTGCACTCAGGACTGTACCAAGGAGGAAAGAGTAAACTTTTACGGGCGGCAATCTCTACAAACCTTTTTCTAGTAGAGAAAGGAAGATAAGAGTAATGCTCCCAGTTAGTTTGTAACACCTCTTTACAAAGCATTCTCCACATGCTATCATCAAACAAGTCTGTATGGATGAGAGACATTCTAAGAATATCTCCAACTTGCATGTGCTTGATGATAGGTACTAGAATTTCAGACCTAGGTGATATAGGTTCAGACCTGGGTGATATAGGTTCAGACCGCATTATTTATGTCTCTGGACATAAATAATCCCTTAACGTACATATTTTACTTGAACAAGGCAGTAATCTCTTCTAGTTCAATGTTGGACATCTTGCTACGCTTGTAATCTCTTTTATGCAATGCTCCTAGTGACAAGAGAGATTGGTATAGTCCTCTCTCATCACCTGTATTAAAATAGTAATCAGCCAGACAAGAGAGTACCAATTCCGGGTCAAGCTTTACTGCAAACCTTGTCTCAAACCTCTTGGCCAGGTCTAGATGATTGGCTCGGTAAAGGTCGCGTAGGATATCTCCTCTATATCGAAAAGAAATCTCTTCTCCTGTAACGGCCTGAAAGATCTTTTCCAATATCTCCTTCTCCTGGGTAATAGAGTAGGCAAAGAACCAGGTACCTCTGTTTGTAGACTCTCTTAGAAAAGAATCTACAAAGCGTCCTTTAGGGTCATCGGTTACAATCCCACCTCTCTCAACCCAGTTAGAGTACATGCTATCATCTTTGTTTAGAACGTGCATTCTAATATAGTCCATGTCACCCAAAGAGGTCTTTTCTGCAGAACCAAAATTAGCTATTATCTTTTCTCTGTCGGAAACCACATAGCCTAACCTTTGGTAGGCAAAGTTCACCATGGAGCGATTAAAGTAGATATTGTCTTCACGAGAGAGATCATCACAAACACCCTTTACCAAGGAAGCATGCTCTGTGCACAGACCCTCAAGTATATCTTTTCTTTGGTTCAGGATGGCAAACCAAACTTGTTGCCTTAGGGAACCTGCTCTTAACAAACCTTTACGGATGGCAATCTGGGCAAACCTTTTTCTATCTGCTTGGGCAAGATAAGAGTAATACTCCCAATCAGCTCCAAGAGAGTAGGAAGAGAGCAACTTCCACATGCATGTATCAAAGAGGTTAGGTTCAAGCAAAGACATCCTCAAGATATCCTTGGGTTGCATCTCCTTGAGAATGGGTATGAGGATTTCAGACTTGGGTAATACAGGTTCAGACCTGGGTGATATAGGTTCAGGTTGCATTATTTATGTCCAGAACATAAATAATCCTTACAATATTCTACGAGAGAAGTTTGGTCGTGGGTACCTTATAAATGGCATTCCTTTCAAGCAAAGTAGCAACCTCTTCCAGTTCCAGATCAAAGATTTTAATATGGTAAGAACCTACAAGCAATAATAGTCCTTGCTCTTCCAGAGTCAGCAAAGTCTGATATAGACCTCTTTCATCGCCCGTGTTAAGGTAGTAATCAGCCAAACAAGAGAGCATCACAGACATGGCCAGACTAACCCCATACTTTTGTTCGAACCTGAGAGCCAAGTCTAGGTGGTTTGCTCTGTAGAGGTTGCAAAGTATATTCTTCTTTGTAACGGGATCTATCTCTTGTGCACTAACCTCTTCCAACATTCTCTCTAGTATGTCTACTTCTTGCGTGTTGGAGTAGAAATAAAAGAGTAGCCCCTTATCATCCTCTTGTAGAGCATTGTTTATGAACAGACTCTTGGGTTTGTCGGTTTCAAAGCCAGCCCTTCTTGCCCAGTCAGAATATATGCTATCATCTCCTAAGAAACTAGACATCCTAATCTGGTCCTTCTGGCTCAAGATAGTCTTTTCCCCCGGTTTGAAGTCTACTATGGCTCTACTTCTGTTCAAGGCGACCAAACCTAGGCAAGAATAAGCAAAGTTAACCATGAGGCGATTAAAGTAGATATTCTCCTCTGAAGACAGGTAAGAGCAAACCTTCTTCATCTCGCTAGGTTGTTCTTTGCACAACCTTTCAAGCAAATCTTTTCTTTGGTTCAGGATAGCAAACTGGATCTGACCCATGACAGTGGATGCGGGTAGAAAGCATTTCCTCTGGGCAATTTGTGCAAACCTCTTCCTATCTACTTGTGAGAGGAAAGAGTAATAGTCCCAATCGGAGCATAGCGAGTGTTTACAGAGCATCCTCCACATACTCTCATCAAACAACTCGGGATAGACTAGAGATATCTTCAGGATATCTCTAACTTGCATGTGCTTGATAATAACTACTAGAATTTCAGACCTAGGTGATATAGGTTCAGACCTGGGTGAGTTATGGAATAACTCTGGTTCAGACTGCATTATTTATGTCCGGAGACATAAATAATCCTAATACTTTATAATTCCATACTTGGCCAACAAGAGATCTACTTCTATCAAACCTAGGTAAAGGATGTAATTATCTCGTCTGACTCGTTTATTTATCTTACCTTGCTCGTCTAGGAGACAGAGAGACTGGTATAGTCCTCTGTCATCACCGGTATTAAAATAATAGGTTGCCAGGTTACTCAGTACCTGATCACCTGTTAGGTGCATATTAAACTTTTTCTCATACCTCGCTGCCAGGTCTAGATGGTTACCAGAGTAGAGATTGCAAAGTATCTTGTGCAACATCAAAGGTAGATTGTCTTTTTCTACAAAGTCTATCATGCGCGAGATAATAGCTTTCTTCTGTGACTTTGAGTAGAGAGATAACCAAAGTTCTATATTATCACCATCCAAGGTAATATCATCGTCTTGCTCTCCATGCAAAATATGCATGTGCAACTCATCGTACGTATTTAGATAATCGCAAGGTATAATTCCTGAACCTTCCTCTTGTTTCATCATGGCAAACCTCTCTTGCCAGGTGTAGGAAGAGAAAGGTCTAGGACTTGGACTCGCATATTCGCCTATTAGTCTATCTCTGTAATACACTCTAGCATACAAACATTGCTGCACAAAGTTGTACATGGGGCGATTAAAGTATATTCTGTACTCTTCCAGACTTGAATGATACACCGTGCTAGTCTCTGTATAATGCTCTTTGGCAAACCTCTCTAGTATGTCTGTTCGTTTGTTAAAGACGGCCCATCTAACCTGAGAGAAAGGACAAATAGCAGGAAGGAGACACTTTCTACGGGCAATCTCTACAAACTTCCTTCTCTGAGAGAGGGGAAGAAAAGAGTAATGGTCCCAAGAAGTGGCAAGTGTGTTTCTGCAAAGCAAGGACCACATGTTCTCATCAAACAACTCTGGAAGGATCAGGGACATCCTAAGAATGTCCTTAATCTCCATCTCTAGCAGAATGGGAACCACTACTTCAGACCTGGGTGATACAGGTTCAGACCTGGGCAACACAGGTTCAGGCCGCATTATTTATACCCAAGGCATAAATAATCCTTACCATCTCGTTTGAAGGTCTGCTTCGGCCCATATTCATGATGGACAGACTTTCTACAGAGGTTATATTTGCTATTCTAGGAAAGACAAAGGTTGAGAATTTACTTGTTCTATCCTCTGTGGATAGAGAGTTTAGAGATTTATGTAGGAGCAAGACTCTCTGGAAGAGGATCTTTAGAAAGCACTGTCTAACCTTACTCAAGAAGAGCAAGAGTACAAGCACTTGGATACTAAACTTTAGAAACTCTCTGTCTAGTGCAAGTTTAACAGCTGACATAATGGCCAGAGCAAATTCAGCGGATGGTATTCTGCGGTTCAAGACCTCAGCAGATATGATACCTGAGGTTGACCTGAGTCTGGTTGGAGATGCATCCATGATACACATACCTAAAGTTACCAACAAGGACAAACTAGAAGGTCTCATCGTGAGAAGTCGTCTTCATAGCACAAAAATCTTTCCTTGTCCCCTTTGCCAGTTCCTTTACCCTGAGGCATATAGAAGAATCATTGGAGACAAGGGAGAAAGAAAACCATTTTACAGATTGCTCTTACAAGAGAAACAAGGAGCATTCTTCATGATTATCAGAGAGAGTTGCCCCCTGCACCAAGAACAATACGAGGAGCATTTTCGTCAGCAACTAACCAGAGAGCAAATTTGCACGCTAGTATATAAACTATGTTATTACTCTTTGCTTGGTAGAGAGAAGGTGCATGTAGGTTTGATCAGTGGAATGTCTGGAGGTTTGAGGATGAACCCAGTAATACGTTTGGATACTTCCTATATGTAAAATAAATAACCCTGAGGGTTATTTATTTCTTACAAACATCTATGTGCGGGGCCTTTAACCTCGCATCTTTCCAAGATAGCATTAACTTCTGGAAGATCAAGGTCCAGACCTAATCATGCCTCTCTTTTCTAGCAATCCTTACAACAATCTGCGAGAAAGATCTTTAGTAACTCTGTTACTAAAGATCTTATTCCTCTCGAGCAAAGTAGCAACCTCTTCCAGTTCCAGATCAAAGATTTTACTATGGTAAGAACCTGGACACAAGAGTCCTTGCTCTTCCAAGGTTACCAAAGACAAGTATAAACCTTTCTCATCGCCCGTGTTAAGATAATAGTCAGTCAAGCAAGAAAGAAGCACGGCTAGAGTGAGACTAGTATCGTGCTTTTCCTCAAACCTCTTGGCTAGGTGCATATGGTTACCTCTATAGAGGTTACAAAGTATATTTCTCTTGATGGAGGGAAGCGTTTCTTCTGTACTAACCCTATCCAGCAGCTTCTCCAACAGGTCTCTTTCCTGTGTAACAGAGTAGATGAAAAAGCATAGATCGTTACTATTCTCTTGTAGAAAGTTTTCCGAGTAGGAAGGATGAACGTCTCTGGTCAGACTAGTCATCCTAATCTGGTCGGTCTGGTTAAGACCAGCCTTTTTACCGGGTTTAAACTCGGCAATGGCTTTTTCTCTTTCCGAGGGCATATAGCCCAGACGAGAACAAGCAGAGTTTACCATGGGGCGATTAAAGTAGATGTTTTCTTCACGAGTTAGACCTAGACAAACCTTTCTGGTCTCTTGAGGATACTCTTTACATAAGATCTCGATTAGGTCTTTTCTTTGGTTGAGAAGAGCAAACCAAACTTGGGTAGTTATGCTAGGTGCTCTTAGCAAACTCTTACGGATAGCTATCTGTACAAACCTCTTTCTTGGGTTATCAGACAAGAAAGAGTAATGCTCCCAGTCAGAAGCCAGGTGATGTTTAGTTAGCTTCTTCCACGTGCTCTCTTCAAACAACTCTGGATAAACCAAAGACATCCAGAGGATGTCTTTGATACCCATCTGCTCGATAATGGTCATGAGGATTTCAGACCTAGGTGATATAGGTTCAGGCTGCATTATTTATACCTGTGGTATAAATAATCCTTAGAATAGAGAACCTCCCTTTCTAACTCCACACCTTCTCAAGACCAGGTTAACCTCTTCCAGACCTAGATTAAAGACAAACCCGTCTACAATGCTTTCTTTTATCATGCCTTGTTTCTCTAGACTGGAGAGGGACTCATACAGTCCTCTGTCATCACCCGTGTTAAGATAGTAGGTTATTAGTTTCATGACAAAGTCGTCATCGTAAAGCCTTTCGTTAAACTTTTCTTCAAACTTTCTAGCCAGTTCCAGGTTGTTACTCTTGTATAGAAGGGAGAGAATACTTTCTCTGTTCATCAAAGGTAGATTATCATCGTTAGCCTACTCTATCAGACGTTCTATGACGTCTTTCTTCTGTGACCTAGAGTAGAGGTTTAACCAAAACTCGATATTGTCATCGTTCATCACAACCAGACCGTCCTGATCTCCGTACAAAACACACATCTGTAAACTATCACACAAAAGCAGACAATTACAATCCATTACACCAGTTCTGTAAATACCAAGTCCTGTTTTCTGGTTGAACCTTTCTTGTAAGTTCTTTGTACCATCTCCCTTATCTATCCTTGCCTCTAGTAAAGCAAGATTTGTATACAAGCCACTCTGATGCTCAGCTATTAACCTTTCTCTATAAGGAGGTTCTGCACCTAGACATTGGTAAATAAAGTTGTACATGTCACGATTAAAATAGATACGTGTCCGGGTTGAACTGTGCAACCAAATCTTTTTTGCTAGCTTAGGATGTTCCTTGCAACACTTTTTTAGAATATCTTTTCTCTGGTTGAAGATGGCTAGGTATATCTGTCGTAAGGGACAGTCTACAGGAAGAAAGCATTTTCTCTGGGCAATCTCTACAAACCTTTTTCTACCTGTTTGCAAGAGAAAAGAGTAATAGTCCCAAGAGGTGTTAAACAAGGACTTGCAAAGCCTCCTCCACATGCTCTCATCAAACAGGTCTGGTTCAAGCAAAGACATCCTAAGAATGTCCTTAATCTCCATCTCTAGCAGAATGGGCACAATTATCTCTCGTCGCATTATTTATACCAAAGGTATAAATAATCCTTACCGTCCTGCCCGGAGAGGTGTCATCTGAGGATGATGCTTGCTCGATCACGACCTGTACCAATGTATCTTACAGGAACCTTAACTAGTTCTTCAATGGTAGTAACAAAGGTCTTTGCCTCTTTAGGTAGATCATCCCAACTAGTTAGATTAGAGATGTCCTTCTCCCATCCAGGCAACTCTAGGTATTGCACTTGTTCAGGCTGTTCAGAGAAAGAGTCTAGCCCCAAACCAGGTCCGTAAGAGATACAGATCTTAACCTTTTTCAGACCAGAGAGACAGTCTAGTTTGTTTAGACAGAGCGAAGTAAAGCCATTAATCTTGCAAGCCCGGTTTAGTAGAACGGCATCAAACCAACCACAGGTTCTAGGTCGACCTGAAGCATCTACTTCGAAAAACTTTCTGGCTAGAGATAGATCATCCTGGTTAATCTCTTCAGCACCTTCATTCATGATGAGACCGGCCGCCTTGGGTAGATTGTGTTTATAGTCATCTACAGGAAGATAACCAAACCAGGAGAGGATCTCTTTCTTTTCCTCATCTGTGAATTGGGTGGGCATGCGTGCAGGACTGGTAACTCTAGTTACAATAGCTTTAACAACACCAATGGTAGAAACTTTCTGGGGTGGAAGACCCAAGCCAGAGATCACTCCTCCTACACAGGTGGAAGAAGAGGTTACAAAAGGGTAAAAGCCATGGTCAATGTCCAACATGCAAGCCTGAGAACACTCTACTAGAATCTCATGACCTAGATCTAGTTCTCGATGAAGAAGAGAACACGAGTCTACTAGAAGGGGGAGAAAGATGTCTCGGTACTGGTTCAGGTGCAGATCTAGGATGGCCTGAAAGTCAAACCCTGACAGTTCAGGAAAGATGTTGCGATGATACTCTACCAACTTCCAATAGGCCACAGTAAATGCACTCTTGTCTCTCAAGGTTGCCATTCTTATTCCTCGACGAGAGACCTTGTCAGAGTAGGCAGGTCCAATGCCTTGACAAGTAGTCTTAACTCCTGTCTTTCTATCCTGAAGATAGTCTACCTTCTTGTGAAAGGGAAAGACAATGTGTGCCCTGTCTGAGATACGTAGGCGAGGGAGACAAGACACACCAAAACGGGACTCTATGTTTTTACATTCCTCGAGAAGGAAAGCCAGGTCGATAACCATACCATTACCTAGTAGACAGTGAGCATCGCAACCTAGGATGCCTGAAGGTTGGAACGCGTTCCAACCTGACGGAACCAGATGAGAGGTGTAGGTTTGTCCTTGATGAGAGATGGTATGAGCAGAGTTGCTCCCTCCTGCTGAACGTGCTATCACAGAAAAGTCTTTTATTGAGGCCAGGTAATCTACCAACTTTCCCTTACCCTCATCTCCAAAAAAGGTTCCTATTACGGCAGTTACGGGAAGAGACATGTTTAGATAATTAACTTCCAATCTTTAGTTTGTTAGTGTTAGAAAGTAACCTAGGTTACTTTGTTAGCAACACATTGCAAACAGGTTCGCAAGAGAAAGATATTCGAGTTAGGACCGGTTATCTAGAAAGAAAGACAATGTTAACCAACTAGTTCTAACCTTTGGGCAACCTCTGTAAGAGTATCGTCTTATGCAGGTTAGAACTAGTTCAAGCCCGAAGGTAACCCTTTGCGAATACGAGCCAGTTCTACATGTAAAAACCAAAGTTATTCTAGTAAAGAGGTTAGAGTTGGTTGAGAACACGTTCTCAACCAAATCATCGGGTCCAATATTTTTGTTCTCTGGGTGAACAAAGACCATCTTTCTTCCCTCCTCTATGTATGTAAATTATCCCCTAAACTAAGGATAATTTACACAACCTTGAAAACTAACTTTCCTGCTCTCTAAATCGTTGTTTGATACAGGTAAAAATATATACCAGAGGTTGTTAATAGAGGAGAGAGCTAGAGAAGGAGAGGTATAGAGAACACCTTCTTAACCAAATCATCGGGTCCAATATTTTTGTTCTCTGGGTGAGCAAAGACCTTTTCTCTACCAACTTTATATAAGTATATTTTTACCTTGTAGCATAGGTAAAAATATACTAGGGTGATTTATTTCTCTACCTCTTGGATTTCGTCCTTATATCGAGGGTAGGTTATGGTGATAGAAAAGAAAAGAGAGAAATGGCCTTTCCCCTCCGGAGAAAAAAATATTGGACCCGATGATTTGGTTGAGGAGGTGTTCTCCATACCTCTCCTTCTCAAGGTTCTCTATCCTCTTGTTATTTTTACATGTGTAAACTTTCCCTGTGCTAGGTAATAAATTAGAGAGGAGGAGAATTAGTGTTGCAAGGTTATCTAAATTATCCCTTGAACCAAAGATAATTTACATGTATGTGATATTAGTAGGGAAGAAGGTCTTTGTTCACCCAGAGAACAAAAATATTGGACCCGATGATTTGGTTGAGAACGTATTCTCCATACCTCCCCTCCTCAAGGTTCTCTCTTCTCTTGAGATTATCATGCTTATAAACTTTCCCTAGATCAAGGATAGAATAGAACATGACAAGATAGTTTATCTGGTCATGTATTTTACTCCCTCTAACCAATAAAGTTAATGTAAGGTTAGAGTTGGCTGACCTATACTTGTTTGTAAAGAACTCTCTCGAATAACCAAAGGGTTAGTAAAGATATTCACGTGAGAGACATAACCCAGGTTCTGTTATTTCACGAGAACAAAACAGAGAGCATCCTTCAACAAACGCTGATAACCCAGGTTAGATTCATCTCAACAGAGTAAAGTGTAAACTAGTTTACACCTGGGTTTAGTTTGGTACAAAAGTTACCTTGAAAGCAAAGGTAGAGGTGGGTTAGTTTGGTACAAAGGTTACCATTGGGTTAACTTTGTAGAGAGTGTTCTCTTGAGAGCAAAGGTTACCATTGGGTTAACTTTGTAGAGAGTGTTCTCTTGAGAGCAAAGGTTACCATTGGTTTAGTTTGTAGAGAGTGTTCTCTTGAGAGCAAAAGTAGAGGTGGGTTAGTTTGCTACCAATGGTTACCTTGAGAGCAAAAGTAGAGGTGGGTTATTTGCTGAGCAATGGTTGAGTTGGGATAGTATGCTAGAGGTGGTTAGTTTGCTACCAATGGTAGAGGTGGGTTAGTTTGCTACCAATGGTTACCTTGAGAGCAAAGG